AGAGCCCCGCCCTTAAAGCCGCGTTACCGGAAAATTGACGGTTAACAAAGGCTTACACTGCATAACCGGCAGAAAGGGCGAGATTGAAATGATTGAGGAAAAAACCGCACTGCATAATCCGGGGTGGGTCTATTTCATCCAGGCCGGCGACGCGGTGAAGATCGGCTACAGCTCCGGCGTGACCAAGCGCATGCAGAGCATGCAGACCGGAAACCATCACGGTTTGGTGTTGCTCGCGCAAATCTCCGGGGACCGCGCGCTTGAGCGACAGTACCATACCCGCTTTGCCAAATTCAGGATCAAGGGCGAGTGGTTTCATGCCGTGCCGCCGATCATGAAGGAAGCGAGCACGATCAGCGGCGTCCGCCATAGATCGCCGCTGACTATGGCCGCAACTCCTCGCCAATCGGCTCACGCGCTGAGTCCGGAAGCGCAGGAGCGCCACTATCGCCTTGATTGCGAGATGCGCAGCGAGGCCGACGAGACGCGCCGGATGCAGTTCGGGCTTCGCATGTCGATGGAGCGAAACGGTGCCACACCGCAGATGATTCGCCGGCAGGACAGGCTCATGGGTCGCATCGTGCGGGTCAAGGCGATTAGTCAGCCGGCCGCCTAACGCCGCACAAACCGGATGAACGCATGACCGACGCGCTGCTATTCTTCGGCTACCTCGCCCTGGTAGCCCTGTGTGGCTACTACGGCGCCGAGATCGGCCATCGGCTCTGGAAGCCAAAGGTTGGCGTTCCCTGCGATGAGTGGCGCAAGATGGTCGAGCCGGTCGTCAAGAAGTGCCGGCTTGCAGCCACCTTCAACGGCAGCGCGTGCTTCAACGGAGAAGGCGCCGATTCCCTCGCCTCGCTCTTAGAGCGCATGGCAACCGAACTAGACCGACGTTCCTGAAAGTAAATCGATAGGAAACCGCTATGGATCTGAGAACCTTCATTCAAGACCAGATGAATTTTTCAGCCGCCACGTTCGGCCCCGGCGAGCGCACGAAGGGCGTCATTGACCACATCCGCAAGGAGCTGGTCGAGATCGAGGCAAACCCGCGCGACGTCTCGGAATGGATCGACGTCATCATTCTGGCCCTCGACGGCGCTTGGCGCCACGGATATCGGCCCACCGAGATCTGTGAGGCGTTGGCCGCCAAGCTGGAGAAGAACAAGGCGCGTCAGTGGCCGGACTGGCGGACGACGTCGCAGGACCAGGCCATCGAACACGTTAGATAGCCGATCATGGAATGTGTGAGGAGGCGTGAATGCCAGAAGTCGCGGATTGCGCGGACGAAGGTTGCGAGGAGTGCGACGTCTGTCGCTACTTGAACTTCCTCGATTGGGCCGGGCAAGTCAGGCCCAGCGACGTCGCATCTACCATGGAACGAAATGCCGCGATCGAGGCTCACCTTGATCAAAAATATCCGCACTGGCGGTCATAGGAGGCTAGCATGAAGAACGCCGCAAAAGCTTTGAAAGAGTTCGTTGCCCGCGCCCATCAACGCAACGATATGAACGAGATCGACCGCGGTCTGCTTGCCGTCATTGTCGAGGACATCGAGCGCCGGCTTGATGCCGTGGAGCGCGAGGCAGACCCTCACCGCCGCGCTGGGATGTTAGATTGAAGCACATATAGGAAATGCGCTGATGACGACCGAAGATATGATCCTGAAGTCATTGCTGGCCAGCGGAACGCCCGTGCAGGAGTTTCCTGACGACGAGCGCCGAGCGATGCAGCGTCGCATCAAGAACCAGCGGAGGGAATTGAAGCGGCTCAATGTCCAAGTTCGTGGGCTTGAGATGTTGGCACGGAATGCCTTCAATCGAGAGGCCACCGCCAGAATCAACGCCTACCGACACGCCGCTCAGATCGCCGAGAGCATTCGCTATTGGCCGTTTGGCAGGCGGATCGGAGCCTATATCCGGAAGTGGCTTTAGGTCCGCTCACATTGGAAGAGGCCGACATGGCAACGATACACTGGATTCGCGACGACTGCGGCGGGCATCCTAAAAGGATCATCACGCATTGCGGACGCGAGGGTTTTGCGGAAGGGTGCGACGAATTTTCGACCGTGAACGGAGACCGGTTCGAGGCCACCAACTCACTCCGCGACACATCCTGCAAGCGCTGCCTGAAGTCCGCAGAACGCATTGCAAACGGCCCCTGGGGCTGCGTTCGCTCGTCGCGGATGTCAGCCGCCCGCACCTGAAAGATGAAGGACCGCCAGATGAACGGCATGGATGAACAGCAGCGCGCGATAAATAAGCGGATGTCGAAACCGGCGCCCTTGGTGAGCGATGACGAGATCGCCGCGGCTGAAGGGATGTTGGATGGCCTGTGCGCCGCAGCCGGCAATGAACCGCCCATTCCGGCGATATTCATTCGGCACATGCTGGAAGCGGCTGCCCTAGTCCGCGCCCACAGGCAGACGCTCTCGAATGGTGTGGGAGCGCCAGAATGAACGAGCGGGAACGACGCCGTCGAGGACCGCCGGTTTCTCCGCCCTATTTGGTAGCGCTCCAAGAGCGGCGCTCCGAAATTGCCGCAGAAAAAGCCGCAATCAGCGAAAGACTCCAGCGACTGGAGCGAGAATATGACAGCGCACATGAGCAGTGATCGCGGATGAGCGACTTAAAGAAACGCAAATCAGACCGGCGCCCGCAGCTTGATCGAATCCGGGTAGAGGTCGCATGCAACGATGAGCGAGGCCATTTCGCTGGCAAGTTTGAGGCGTTGTGCTTCGCGGCGAAGGGCGAGCGCATCGGCCTCGATCTACGCAGCGGTAGCGCCCCGCGCTTTAAGGAATTGCCGGACGGCTGTATCTACGTCTACCGGCGTCGCTGCGATGTTCTCGCCTCTCGCGAATGGTACGGGAATTGGTGCTGGAATGCCTATGTGATCACGTTGCCTATGGCAGCGTGGTGGCTGACCCATGCCGTGAGCAAAGGGCGATTTGGCCTCGACATGGCCGAAGGAGACCACGCCTGCCGCATATCGGACCTTATCGACCAGGGCAGCATCACCCCGAGCGAGGCGATGCTTTACCTTGGGATGTTCGGCAATTAGCCTGTCTCACACCCTGAGAGTGCCTATGGCCGAGGATGACCCGATCCGCATCATCCGCCACTCGATCGTGCCAGACTGCGGCAGCTTCGAGGTGCGCTACAAGGACGGCCGCCAGAGCGTCTATTTCTATTGGGATGACAATGCAGGACGGCGCCTCAGGCCGGAAACCTTAACGCAAGAAGAGGCCAGGAAACAGGCCAAGGAGACCGCCAGAAGGGGCTAGGCGGGAGGGGCAACGTGGGGTAGTGGTTGGCATGGACGAAACGCTTTGGCATCGCTGCAAGCATCCTTGGTGGCCCATTCTGCGCGGGCCTGATGGCCGCCTCTTCTTGGCCGGCGAAGGAGCGCTCTGGCGGCGACGTATCAACGGTCGCTGGCAATACAAGCAGGATCTGGAGACCGAAGAAGAGTTTTGGGAGCGTAACGTCAGCGGGTTTTAGTGACAAAGTTGGCAGGAAAGGCGCTATGAAAAATCGTCTCCAAACCAGAAATGTTATCGTGATATTAAGTTTTGGCATCGTCTGCGGCATTTTAATCGGCGCGAATCTTCCGTCGATGCTGTTGTGGATTGCTGTCGGATGCTGGCTTTTCTATGTTGGGGGCCTGGCCATATTCGCGCTCCTTGCGCGCCCCACCGATAGCCAGCTGAAGGCCAATAGAGAAGCCAAAGCAGCGCGGAAAGCCTTCTATGATCAGCTCTATCAAAAGATAGCAGATGACGCGGCCACCCGTGAAACGCCACCAACGTCAGCGGTTTCCTAGTTCTTCAGCGTGAAGACCCGTGTCGTCCTGTTGTTCCATGCCTTGAAAGCCGTGTACTGGCCATATGGTGTTGCAGTAATGACGCCAGCATTCGGAGCGCCGGGCGATAGTTTCGCGTGAGTAGGAAACGGGATGCCACCGCAAAGCGGGAATAGAGCGGTGCTCAACGACCGTTGATAGCCGTAGTAAGAAGTCAGGATTGCGGTCCATACATCCTCGTACTGAGGGCTGGCAAAAAAGGCCGTAAGGAAGTTGTTGATTTTTCCGTATGAGACTCTGGTGTTTCCACTAAAGACGTCCCCATAAGCACTATCACTCCAAGGGGCATTCGCTGCTGTGAATGTCGAGCTTGGCGCATCTATCTGGTGATTGATCTCGTACATTGAGATCTGGGAATCATAACTTGCAGCAAGAGTATTCCAGTTCGCAAATCGACCGCCTGTGTTCATGAACACGGTGATAGCCGCATCGGCGAGATAGGCGGACTTCAACCAATCGAAACCGTCCGTCCGGCTATTGTCGGCGTCGAAATTATCGACATGCGTTTTCAGCGTCGCCGCTTGCGTGATGCTCGACCATCCCACGTCGCCCGCATCGCCAAGGACAGAGGTCGGGCGACAGTACAGAGCGTAAGACAGTAGATCAGCGGACCGCCATGGCGCATTTGCATCCGAAATCTCCGCATAGTTGGCATTCTGCATTCGAAGATTTTCGAAGGCCGTAGCCAAGGTCGAAGAACTATCGCCATTCGACCCTTGGCCTGCCAGCACCATTTTCAGTTTTGACCCGAGGATGGGGCGAAGAATTTCAGCAATCCGATTAAACCTCAATCCACAGTAAGCGGAAGCAGCCGCGTTTGAGTTGGTCGTGATCTGCGGGCTTGTAAAGTGCATCAATCCCGCCTTCTCAACGCGGCCTGTAATCTCGAAGCCACGCTCAAGGTTCCAAATCTCGTTGGCGTATTCGACGTAGACAATCGACGGAGTGTAGCTCGACGCGAGAAGATTCCCGAATTGGGTGATGTAGTCGTCGCTCGCGCAAACTGGTAGGCAGAACCATCCTGGTATTCCGGTGGCATTACATTGTGCGATCATGTGCTCCATCGGGTAGCCCGCTTGCAGTCCTGTCGGACGGGCTAGCCAAGCGTCGAAATTGACATCGAAAGAAAACGAGTAGATCGTTCCGCTAACGATGCGTGTTTCAATGTTTGTGCCTGTCGCGACTGGCACAACATACGGATTTCCCATCACCATCAGGATCGGCTTCGCACCACGTCCGTCAATATTCAGAGTAGGGCTTGTTGTAGTGTTCGACGCCATTGCAACGCCACAAAAGACCTCTCCATGCCCGTATGATCCGCTGCTCCCGTAGACGCCTGAGTAGGCATCCCCACTGTTCGCAAGCTGTCCTTGCGTCGTACCGTCATTAACGAGATTTGTCAGCTTCTGCGAGTGCAACGTAAACTGATCAACAGACGGGCGATCGGCCCAATTCCCAATATGAGAAATGTTGGTCTGCTGCGGCTCCATGAACCGAAGGTTCGACCACCCACCGGATGTCAGCTCTGTGATGTAGTACGGACTGAAGATCAGAGCTGGCTTGACGCCAGCGAATCGTTGGTCGTCGTAATAATCCTCTTCGTCGGCGCGACAGATGACCAGCTCGGTGAACTGATCGGCACCAGATGCGGTGTTGTCCCCCTTGATGGTTACGGACGAAATGAACGCAGTCGCTCCGCTCAGCGTGAACGTCATACGCCCATCCAGCGACAAGGAGTTCTGACCGACCGCGTTCCAAGTCACCCCGTTGCGGGTTCTCGCCGCTGGCGTCACGGTTCCGAAGCTGATGTGACTATATGAAGCGAGACCGCGCCACTTGACGACGTACTGAACGGAGCCTTCGTCTTCGTCGCCACGAATATAGGTCTGGAAGGTCGCGCCGACACTGGTGTTGGTTGGGAACGCCAGCGGCGTCAAATCCAACAGTGGATGGGCTTTCGAAGTCGAGCCGGGAAGCGGCCGTTGAGCGAAAGTGATGAAATTCACCAATGGGAAGGTCATCGTGTAATCCCCGTAGGGGAGATTGAGCCCTCCCTTCTGGACGCTCATATCGTCCGCCCCTGCAAAATGCCAAGATGAGTTGAGAGGTTAGCCGCCTCTGTAGGAGTGATGACGTGATTGCACAACACCGCGCCGTAGAACCGAACCGGCATGAAGGCCACTCCAGAAGGGTTCGTAGACCTGAGCATAGCGCCAATCGAGAAGAGGCTTGGCGTGAGCACATGGCTCCCGCGTGTATAAGCCACTGGAGTCCCTGCTACGCCGTCCAGATACGGGGTAAGAGAACTTCCGTTATCGACCACACCCCACACATGGTCCGAACCATCAAAGACGCCTGACTGGATAGCATTGTTGAGCAACATTCCCGTCGAGCTTCCGGCATCGTCTCGGATAGAGCCGCCTGCTCGCGTGAACGGGGAAGCGTTCATCGACTGCGTACCGGGAACATACATCGTGCTACCATTTGACGAGCTGTACTCTCCCGCCAGGTAATTCGCGGCCGCGATGGTGCCGCTCCTGATGGCGAAGAACCACGACGCCGCACCGGCCGCCCAAGAGCCAAGAGCCGCCGTCCGCCTTAAGAGATCGTTCACCCCGTCGAAGTTCAGATAGGGGAAGCTGCCCACACCTTGTAGCGTCGGGCGACTTGTGTCGTTGGCGAGAGAAGTCAGCGTGAAGCTGTTGCCGCTCTGATCCGGCAGATATCCAACCACGTCGTTGTTGGCCGATGCCGCGGTGCTGCCCGCGTTTGACTGGAACAGGCCGCCTAATCTTACCTCAAACCAGGCGTTCGGAGTGAGCGAAGCCGGCGTGAAGCTCGTAAGCGTCTTGGTCTCGACGTTTGACCAATCGCTGGGAGCGCCGTTGTGCGTGATTCTGACGCGCCAGTCGTAGCTTCCGGCGGTAAGCGCGGTGTTGTTGAGGTCGATTTCGTTGATGAGGTCTTCATCGGAAGTGATGACATGGGTCGTATTGATGACAGGACTCGACCAGTCGCCGCCCGCAGCTTGGATTTGCGAGGTGAGCGTGTCCCCGGCGACAGGGATATTATCGAACGTCACTGTTCCATCAGGCGTTAAGTCCGTGGTGGCAGATGTCCAAGTCAAAACGGGCGTCCCCGGCGTGGGGCCGATGCTGCCTGATGCACTCCCAAGGTGTGCGGAGCCCTGTTTGCCGAAGCCGCGGCCCCCTGCTCCCAATTTTCCCATAGCCATGGGCTGTAACTCCTACGGGGCGGCGATGACGGAGATCGTGGCGCCAGGCTGGACGCCGAAGTACTCAGGCCCGAGCGCCGGAAGCAGGATCGCGGAGGTCGTTGCTGCAGTGCCGTCACCGCGGACGGCGCACTGCACCTCGCAGACGATGCGGATGTAACGGGTCTGGCTGCCGAACGCGGTCGACGTTTTGGCCGTGCCGTCCGTAAGGTCGAGCGTCGACTGCAGAGCGAGTGCCGGAAGCGCCGCCATCTGCCCGGGCCCGCCGCTGTTGGTCGGCGCCAGGATCCCGTACTCAGAGATCCAGACGCGGGATGCCGCGTCGGCTGAGGTGATCGAAAGCAGCGCAAAGAGCGCCGCCGCTAGGATGCGCAGCATGGGTAGGCTCCAGTTTTGAGGAAAACTCAGACTTTACAGCTCCGGCGGATTTGCCAGATTTGACGGATCGAAAGGCCCTGTTCGACGGCAAAGGCGATGGCAGCAACCTTGCCCTTTTCGGCAATGAGGCGGCGCACATCCTCGCAGGTGTATTGCTGCTGAGGCGTTGGCGACGAGGGCCATGCTGGCCGCGTCATCAGCAGGATCAAGGCAACGCAAAGGAAGAAGATCGCGGCAACGGTTAGCACGAGAAACGCGGTCGCGCGGCGCTGGAGCGGCATCAGCTCGGCTTTCCCTTCAGCAACTCGCGAATGTCGTCCCTGAGTTCGCCGAGACCGCTTTTGAAGTCGGCAGACAGCCGCTCGATCGCCCGCTCGAAATCCGGGATCTTCACGTAGTTGTCGCGGCCGTAGATCTCGACCTCGCGAAGCTTGTTTTCCACGTTGGCGATTTTTTCTCGCATGGCGTGGCCTACCTCTCCGAAGTTGTGATCTTGGGTGCGCTGCTCATCTGCAAACTTGGTTTCGAGCCTTTTGATTTCGGCGAGTATCTTGTCTCGCTCATCATCGATCTGCTTTTTGAGCGCGGCTTTAAGCTCACCGACAGCTTGCCCTAGTCGGAATGAACCGAATAGGCCCTGACCGATAAACCCCAAGATGACGACAGCCACCGAAATCCAGGGATAAAGATCCTTCATTCCCGCCCATCTCCTAGCCGTCCGCCGCCGCTAGGAAGATTCCCAGCATGTTAACCTTTCCGAGCTAGGAGCATTCCCAGCCCGTGCTATGGTGTCCCCCACAGCGCGGGTTAGGTTCGTCGTGGCGGCTGCAACCGCCGCGGCGAACCGCTTGCAGTTTCTATTGTCGTGCGCGACACGCCCTCACTTGATCACGCAACTGCTTGTAGTCGCCAATGAACAGCCGGAGCGCTGATCCTGCCGGGAGCGAATTGTACTCAGCCAAGGCGCGTTCTTGAGTTTTGGCGTCATATTCATTGATCCGGGGGCAGACGATCTTGACGACGACGTCAGAACTTCCCGGTTCGCAGGCTGTCAGCCACAGCGTCATCGGAAGGGCGAGCAATGTCGTCCATCGCATCCTTTGTCTCCAGAGTTTCTGCATTGACCTTCGCGGCTGTGCTGGCGCTGCCCGCTTCGCGAAGCGCCTTGTTGGCCTGGTAGGAATTCAAGGCATCAAGCGCAATTTTCCCGAGAGCGCCGAGGATGATCCCTATCCCCTCCTTTGCCAGCCAAGCTAGAACCGCAGTCAGCATCAGAGCGTCGCGGCGGTCGGAGTTGCGGGGTTGGCAACATCAAGAGCGACAGCCTGCGCCTCGGCAACGGCAGGCTGTTTCGGCAGCATGTCCACAATCATGCTCTGGATTTTTTCTGGAGTAAGCCCGAAGAAGGCAAGAGCAGAAGGGATCGCGGACAGCGCGCTATTTGCCGCCGCCGCCAAAGCATCGCTCTTGACATCGACCTTGACGCCTTCCAGCCTTACGGCGCCGGCTGCAATCAGGCTAGACGCCTGACGCTGCAGGAAAGCCGTCAGAGCTTCGCGATGCCTGGCTTCAATATCGATATTGAACTTGTTCTTGATGACGATAGCTACCCAGCCGACCAAGGCTGCGATCAGGCCTGTGACGGCGGCGTTGATGATTTCCTGCATGCTGCCATTCAGCGCCTGACCGATATTGATCTCGGCAGCAAATGCAGATCCGGTGTAAAGGGCGGCGAGCGCGGCAACGGCCACGCCGATGAGGCGGTTCATTTCATTCTCCATGAGTGATGCGCGATGCCGTCGCGTGGCGGATTACTTCAGGGCAGCCCAGGTCATGGGGCCGCACACAGCGTCGGCGAGCAACCCATGGGCTTCCTGAAATTTCTTTAGTGCGTCGGCCGTTTTCGGCCCAAAATCCCCGTCCACAGTGATCTTCATCCCCTTGGCGAGGAGAAGCGTCTGCATGATCTTGACCTGATCGCCCTTGGCTCCTTTCCGGAGGGTCGGCGGCGGCTGGACGTAGTCCGGCCGGATGACAGGATCCACCTGCACCGCGGTGTTGATGTCCCAATCTCGGGTGTCGTCCGCGAGCGCACCGGATACGATGGAGATGTGGCAGTGATGGTCGTGCGGGTTGGCGCCGCTGTACTTGCGCCAGACGCCCGGCTGCGGCCCCGCCGGACCCGAGCCGATGCGCCGGTTCGAGATCACGTACTTGAGGCGCTTGTCCTGCTTCGCCAACAGCATGTCCGCAAAGGCATAGCTGTCGAAGCCGCCCTTGGGGTCGTGCGTAATGTCGATCGCATGCACCACGCCGGAACCATCCGGATTGTGGTCGGAGACCCGCGCCGAGTGTGAGGTGTCCCCCACGCTGCCGTCGCTCTCCTTGCTCCGCTTCGGCCACTTGTCGTTAACTTGAGCGCGCAGCTTCTCGAGCCCGCGAGCGAGGCGCCATGACATTGATTTCTCCAAAGAAAAAGCCGCCAGAGGCGGCCCGTTGATATATCGCTGGTTGTGGGATAGGATTCTTCCCGGCTGGGAAAGAAATGACCTACTCATTCCAAGAGATGAAAGCGTTGTGCCTGTATCTGGCTGAAAGAGCCGATACATATGAGGCACAAGGCTTACGTGACCTTGCGAGCAACTATGACGTCGCAGCAGACGACAGCCACATCAAACGCAAAATCCCGGAACGCTGGGTTAGGGTTGTGGTGGTCCTGAGCTGGGGCACAGTAATATCAGCGGCTGCCGCAGCCGCCTTTGTCTACTTTACTCAACCAACGCCGCGATACCCGCAAACGACCAAATTTTACTATAACGGCAATCTTAACGCTGTTCTTGTTGAGTTTGGGTCATAAGCCCATTTTCAACCACTTGGTGCGATGAGAGATTGAGCGCCTACTGAATGCGGAAGACAGTGATAGTCGTATCCTTTCCGATGCCAGTTGAGCTGTTTCTGAAGCCAGACGTTGCGGCATTCACCTCTTGACAAGAGATGCGGATATTACCAGCAGGGCTCGATAATACTCCGCTCAATGAAATCGATAGGCGTCCATTAATACCGACGGCATTGCCGTTGAAAGATGATGAAGCCGCGACGGTTGACCCATCCCAAAGCTTGCAAAAAGGAATGCTAGATCCTGCTGTCGCGGTGATGGTAACTGTCCCAGAAGCATACCATGTCCCACTTGTCCCTTGTGCAACACTCGGCCCATCTGTGAACGAGCTGGTGCTGATCGCAATGTCTGAAGCGATGGAATTTGTCAGATAAGATAGGTTGACCGCGCATGTGCCGGAAGCCGTGATAGTCCCGCCAGAGAGACCAGTACCGCAAACGACCTGCGTAACCGTTCCAGTTCCGGCTCCTCCTGAAGACCAGCTCGGATTCGCCCCTGCGCCTTGTGTCGTCAGAAACTGGCCAGCGGTCCCAGGGGCAAGCGCCACCCATTGCGTTGCGTTGCGATAGAGTACGCTGCCTTGCGTGCTGCTGAAGGAATCCAACGCAGCGGAAAGAGATGTTGCGCCTGTCCCGCCGTTCGCTACCGGAAGCGTACCTGTGACGCCAGTCGTCAGCGGCAGACCGGTTATGTTCGTGGCAGTGCCAGAGGCAGGCGTTCCCAAAGCGCCGCCGTTGACGACAACGGAGCCAGCAGCACCTACATTTACGCCAAGCGCTGTCAGGACGCCCGTGCCAGCACCTGCAAGGCCAGTCGAGATTGGAAGGCCTGTCAAATTTGTTGCCGTGCCAGAGGCCGGCGTACCCAACGCTCCACCAACGAAATAAGCCGCACCAGTCCCGACCTCGTCAGTAAGCGCAGCCCGAAGATTGGCGCTTGTAGGCGTGGCAAGGAACGTTGCGATGCCAGACGCAAGTCCAGATACGCCGGTTGAGATTGGCAAACCCGTTGCATTGGTGAGCGTGCCGGACGATGGCGTCCCAAGCACACCACCATTGACCACGAACGATCCGGAAGTTCCGACGTTGACACCGAGCGCAGTCGCAACACCCGTGCCCATGCCCGTGATGCTGCCGACCGCTGGCGTGCATGTCGTGGCGGATGCCGCGGTTACAAGGCCCTTTCCGTTCGTCGTGAACGCAACACACTGCGTTGCCGAGCCGAATGAGCCGACGTTGGAATTGACCGTGGCGAGAGTCAGTGCTCCCGTAGCGGCCAGCGTGGCGTCGCCCGAGAGAGTTTTTGCTTGCGGGTCACCGCCAGTTTGGCCAATAGCGATCTGCGTGTTGCCGAGCAGAAGGGAACTATATCCCTGCACGCCAGGCCCCTTGCCAATTGCAAAGGCATGGTTCGTAACCGAGCCAGCATTCTGGGCCTGAGCGGAAGCACAAGAAAAGCTCGCCAGAGCGAGCGCAGCGAGCAGTCTGTAGACGATTGTCATAGCGCGTAACCAACTCCGGGTATCGGGCGCAGGAAGACGCTCCCTGCATCGGCGGCGATTGTCCACGATGTGAGATTGCCGGGAAACTTGTCGGACCCGGTAAGATTGATCGTGATGTTGTTGGTTCCGGCGTCGGCCTTCCAATCGCTGATCAGAACGGGACAGGTCTTGGCAGACGAGAGTGGCATGTCCAACGTTATCGCGGCACCAACAGCCTGATCAACGCGCACGATGCCAGCGTTCGGGGCCACGGCAACCGGACCAGCCTCCGTGATGTGCTGCTCGATCTGTGTCGCGCTAGAGATCAGCGCTGAAAGCGTCCCTACTTTCCAGTTCTGCGAAGTCTGATCGTAGACCGCAACAAGAGCGGTAGCTGGATCTGAGATAGCGGTCGGATCAAGAAGCGTATAGTCAGCCCCGAACGTGTAGACACCATTCGCCTTGGCCACCGACAGGAAGGCATCAACATCAATTCTGGCCGGGAAGCGAACATCAATCTTTCCTTTGATGACTGGCCGCTGGAGAACCTTGACCTTCAGGACCGGGGCAGTCATAGGCGCGCAACCCCGGAGATGATGGCCAAAGACCCGGTGAACAGGGAGACGATCTCATCGTCGAGCGAGTAGACGCCGCCGATCTGATAAGTTCCCGGACACAGGCTCGCCATTGTAGTAGCCGGGACGTCCAGTTCGAAAACTCCCGTGCTAACGATGGAGACCATACCGTTCTCGGTCGTCGCTTCGATCCTCTGGCAGCCGTCGAAATCCCTCACCTCGACCTCGATAGTCGCACCCGTGAAGTCGATCAGATCGCCGGTTTCGGCATCCGTAAACTGGAATTGGGTGCGCCAATCCGCGTTGTTCGTTGCCGAGGAACTTAGGGTTATCGCCATTGATCGTGTTCGCCTACTGGTGGTAGAAGCGTAAGATGCGTTTTTTCATCGGATCAGCCATTCTGGCTGCGGCGATATGGGCCGCTGCCTACTTCCTTATCCCGGAAGAGGAAATGGAGTGCATGAACGGCCGGCTCGATGGCCATTGCGTCAAGATGCGCCCGGTAAACCGCTAATGGATTTCAGAGCTTGATGTAAAAAGTTGACAAGAGCGTCGGCTGGACGATCGCGTGAGCACTGCCGCTGCCTGCCGAGGCGTTGTTGATAGTTATGCCGGTCGTCGCCGATATGCCGGTGTTGGTGAACGCAGTTCCGCCGCTCTGTCCCTGAGGTGGATTACCTCCAGTCGGCGTGCCGCCAGAAGCGCCCACGGGATAGAGATGAGAGTGGCCTGGGTCGCTTAAAGTATTGGAGTGGGTGTGAGACGCGAGTTCTGCGACTGTTAGCGTGTGGCTTTCAGAGCCACCCGGTTGCCCAAGAACAGTCGCCGACGCTCCGAAGTAGCTCGCGGTGAGCCTTCCGGCCGCACTGTTACCCATGTCATCGAGCCCGGCCAGCACGCGGCCGCGAAGGTCCGGCAGCGTAATCGTCTTGTTAGCAGCCCAGTCGGCCGCCGCTGATGCACCGCGACCACCGCTCACAGAAAGATTGCTGTCGGCGTTCCACAAATATTCGAATAGCGCCTGGCAATCCAAATTAGCGCGCTCAGTCGCACCGGACGACGCCGATCCGATCGTGCGGCCATTCGCCCGCACAAATCCGCTCAGAACGCCGGTCCCATACATCGGGATAAGCTGGCCGGTCTGGATGATGGTCGTGGGGTCGACCGAGCCGCCTCCGCCACCGCCACCGGAGGGGCCCACAATGAGCAGATTATCCTGTACGAGCTGCTGGACGCCGGCCGAGTTCGTCAGGCGGATCTTGATCGAGCCGTCAGCGCAGAACAGCTGCGGTATGCGACCCGCCGAGTCCAGCGTGATCGGGTTCGGCCACGGAAGTGTCAGTCCGCTATCTTGATAACAGTTCTGCGGGGTGCTGGTCGTGCCGGCCTGGATCAGGTAGAGTTTACCACCGTTCAGCGGGCGCCCCAAACTGTCGAGCTGCTGGGTCATGCTGATGCCGGGGATGGTGCCGGCGGCCATCACGGGCGCGGAGACGAGCGAGATCAGCCCCGCAAGGAGCAAGAGGCGTTTGAGCATCAGAAAGCCTGTGCTGTTGATGTTTCTGGTTGGCGTGTTTCTACTGGCCTGGTGGCCGTGGAATTTCTGGCTGATCGTCGGCGCGGCCCTGACTCTGCAGCGCCCGCATCAGGTCGCTGGCCGAAATGTCGAAGCCGGATCCCCTCAAATTCGTGGCGAGGTTGCGCGCGGCTAGAGCCGCGGCGGCGGCGGTCTTGGCGCTGCGCTGCTCATGGAACTGAGCGACTTTTTCCTCAAACTTGCTTGTGGCACTCGCAAGCGGGGCCCGCGACCGGATCGCTTCCGAGAGGCGCTGCGCCTGGTTGAGCGTCATGCGATTGCCGGCCGCGCGCATCGCAAGGCCAAAGGCCGGGAGCGCCAACCCCATGAAGCTGCTCGACGGGTCATAGGCTCCCGCCGCGCCCATGCCGATCGCTCCGGACACCAGCGTGCCCATGCCACCGCCCCCGCCGGCCATGTTGCCCAGCGTCCTGACCAGATTGCCAGCTCGCGTGCCTTCGGCAATCTGCGCCGCTGCCGCAACATCGTCTGGATGCATGCCCCGGTTCTGTTTCGGGTTGAGCTTCACATCCGCCATCCTCTGCCGGATGGTGTTGGCCACGTTCATGCCGGAGTTTGCAGCCGCAGCCCGCGTCTCGGCCTGGATCACCTTCTTATCAATGTTCTGGGCCTGCATCGCGCGAGAGTAATTGGCGTTCGCCTCGCGGATGGTGTTCATGAAGTCGTCGGCGCTGCCCTTGATAACGGCCCCGGATGGCACGTTCTCCAGGAAGTCGTTGAACTCACGTAGCGCGATCGACGCCGCCGCCTTTTCCTGGGGATCCGCAGAGCCGGCTGCCTTGCCGAGCGTCTTCTGGATTGCGTGCAGGTTTCGGCCGGTGACAGCCGCCCCCTCCGGCACGTTTTCGATCATCTTAAGAATGCCGTGGGCTTTGGCGGCCAGAACGTCCGGGAAGCCCTCGTCGTCCAGCCTCATGCGAATGGCCGTGGCCGCGCTCGAGACGCTCTGCGGCGCAATCTCCACTCCGCGCACGACCTCGCTGTTGTAGCCCTTGGAGGCTGCAGCCTTGAGTTCGTTGATCGATGGGGTCGCCGATGGCGCCTTTCCGCTCAGAACCCGCCCCGCGCCGGCCACGAGTCCGCCCAGAGCTCCACTTGCAAGTCCACCGACCGCCGCATCGGAGACCCTGTCAACGACGTCGCCCTCGCTATTGCCTGCGCCGAAGACTGCGCCTTGAGCGAACCCAGCCCTGACGGGACCAGCCGCCTTGCTGATCGGAACGGCAAATCCGCCGGCGATCTCGGCAGCGGTTGCCTTAACCGGGTTGGCCTTACGATATTGCTCGAGCCGGTCTCGCTCGGCAGCGAGGTTATGCTGATACGCTTCGTCGAAGCTTTCGCCGCGGGTTGCCATGTCGATCGGCGCACGAGCCGCGGCGCTCGCCTCGTCAGCGAAGCCGGCAGTCGCCCCGCTGATTGCGGCATCCGTCATCCCGGCTGCCGGCACCCCTTGGTTGCTCCGAAAGGCCGCCGTCCGATAAATGTCCGCGTTGCCCTGCTCGCCAGCCTTGAGGCCGCGGGCCAGCTTTTCTTTGGCCGCTTCGGTCTGCGCCGGGATCAAGTCGGCAAATGGGTTTCCGCCCGCCTGCTTGGCCGGGATGAGATCGGCGAAAGGATTATCAGCCATTAGAGTCCGCCAGGGTCAATGCCGGCGCCCTGCAGACGCTGGATCACGGCATCTCGCGGGGCACCTTGGGCGATTGCCTCCCTGGCCTGCGCCAGCATGGCATCCGCGCCACTGCCCTGCCCGCTTGGGGACGCAGCTCGCGGCTTGTAGTAAGTGCCTCCCCGCAGGTCATTGATGCGGCGCCTTGCCAGCTCTTCCTTGCGAGCGGCCAAGGTGTCCAGCCGATTGATAATTTGCTTCCGGATCTCCGGCTTCGTAGTCGGATCCGCCAACATCTCCGTGAACTTGCGAAGCTCGAAGTCGGTCGTGGCGCCTTTCAGCGTGTTCGCCATGGTCTGGAGCGCTTCCGGAGCCATGAGCTTCTGCCATTCCGTCGTGGCGTCCGCGGTCGCCTTGTCCGCAATGAAGTTCGGGACGATCGCGTCGGGCAGATTGGATCCGATAGAGGCCCGAGCGCCTGCCCCGAACCCGCTGAACGTATTGTCATTGAGTTCAAGCGCACGCTTCAACGATTCCCGCGTGCCCTGGATGGTCGGAAGCTCGTCTTCGGCCTCGTTGATCACCCTGCGGTCGCCCGCCGTCAGGCCCTCATCGCGTCCCATCTTGCCGGTCGCGACATACGAATTGAACGCGGGCGAACCGCGCTCCAGGCCGAGGCGCGTTGCAACCGCCTCGCGCTCGGTCGCTTCATCCGACAGCGTGCGCTCCCGGCGCCTCGCATTAGCCTCCTGTATCGCGAGGGCGCGGCTTCGGTAATCCTGATTGGCCGTGAACTCGCGATCAGCGCGGGCATCCTGAATTTTGTCCCGAGCCGCCTGCCGCGCCATGTCGTCCTGCCTGTTGCGCAGGTTGAGGCCGAGCTGCGCGAGCGACATGTCTCCGGACCGGATCAGCGCATCGGCATCAGCCGCGCCACCTTGACCGAGCGTCGCGAGCGTCTGACGCCGCATGGCGTCCGCATGGTTCTGCCGGATGATGGCCGGCAGTTCTCCGAGCGACGAGAAGTCGACGCGCGGAACGGTAAGTTCAGCCATCCGTCACCTCACCCGAATTTGGGGAAAAGTTGGTTGCCGATTTGCATGGCGCCCATAGCAGAGCCAGAGCCGCCACCGAGCAGCGATCCCGCGCCTCCTGTCGCAGCGCTTACGCCCGTCTTGAGTAGGTTCAAGCCAAGGCCCCACAGGTTGCCAGAGCCGGCCATCTCGGCATTTGCCGCCTGGGTCTCTTGGTCGTTGATGCCCTTCGTGGTGCCGGTTTCGAGTGCCACGCGCCCGGCTGCGTCAGTCATGTAAACCGGAGCCTTGGCCGACGTAGCGCCCGCGATGCCGGAGGTCGCAGCCAGCTCAGGTGACACGTAACCACTCAGGCGATCGAGCCAGGCCCCATATTCCTGATCAGCCATGCTGCCGGCCCGATCCGATAGTTCGGCGAGTGTGTTGCCGCCCATGCTGACGCCAAGGGAATTTGCCTTCCTAGCGACGCCATCGAGCGTCTGGTCGACGCGGTAGTCATAACCCGGTCCAGCCCTGAAGGCGTCTACCGCCCGTGCATTGCCCTCTGGTCCGTTCACGCCGAGAGCGTCGAGACTTAGCGTGGTTGCCTTGCCATATTTCGACGCGAGCGGACGATAGATGTCTGCCGTGGCATTAAGTGCTCCAAGCGCTCCAGTCTTGCCGGCATCGAGATAGCCGAGGCCGGCAGTCTTGGAAGATGCAAGTCTCGCTTGGTTGGCCTCAGCCGCTTCGCGCGCGCTGTCGCCGGTGAAGATGTCGAAGATTCCCATCAGGTAGGCTCCCACTGCTTGGACGTGCCGTTGTAGGTCAGGACGTCGCCGTTCGTCGGCTCAGTCTTCGCAACCGGCATCGTGAGCGTCCGCTCATTCATGCTTTGGATAAGCTCGAGGAAATACTGCGTCGGCTTCCCGTCCGGCCTGATCCACTGGAAATCCGGCTCGACTGGCTTCCTCATGCTAGAGCCCCGTTGCGAGCCTTGTCGATCGCCTCAAGAGCGGCCCTCATGCGCTCGCGCACTTCGTCCTTGGTGGCGGCGAAGCGCTCAATGGTGGCATCATCCCAGCCGCGGGCGCGCAGATAGGCGATGGTGGCAATCTCGATCTCCGTATCTGAGAACATCATGCCGCCCTCGCCTCGCCTGTCATTTCGCCGCCCATCAGCCCAAAGTGGACCGGATCAGACATGCGGACCTTCCAGATGTAGCCCTGAGGCCCAGCCGCCTTGATCTGGTTGACGCGCACGCGCGCCGTGCCGATGGATTGACGGCCGAGCTTTCGCACGCGCGGGGTGCTGAAGGTCTGGCCGCCGTCGACCGAATACGAAATTTCGACCTCCGGGTCTGTCGCGATCGGATCTTCGCCTTCCGCATCACCGACGCCGACCGCGAAGTCGAAGAAGGCCGAAATTCCGTGCGCGCGGCGCGGGAAGTCCTGCAGCGGCGCCGACCACACCTCGCACACCAACGGATTGTCAATTTCCTTGTGCGATGCCGAAGTGATCTGCTGCACGTCCCCGGTCAGGTCGTCGCCGCACAGCCATTTGCCGAAGGCGTAATAGGTCTGTGTGATCCGGCTGTTGACGAGCAGATAGCTGGGCCTTTCGTGCCACCGGCCATTGTTGATGTTGAAGGTCCAGGTCCAAGCAGGGCACTTGACCTGAATGAAAGCATGGCCACGCGAGATGTAGGAGCACATCTCAATCGTGGCCTTGTCCTCCACCGCCTCGATCAGCGCGTCGAGATCAGGCGGGGAAATCTTGGTCGGCGCGTTGCCGTCGATGCGATAGACGGCGTTATCGTCCGCGACGATGTGCAGGCCCTTGGTGAAGCTGTCCTCGTGCCCGGTGACGCAATACGGCCCGGCGATCCCGCGCGGAACGACATCCGATCGCGAGAAGGGGAACGGGGAAAGCCCCTGATCGGTCCAGATCTCGGTTGTCTGCGTGCCGAACAGGTACAGTCGGCCGCCGTATTCGATGCACCTGTGCAGCCCGTCCGGCTTGGCCTGCGCAGTGCCAAATGACAGCGCGTTGACGGCCGTCGAGTTCAGATCCGTGGCCCATGCCTGCCCGGAGCCGGTCGTGAACACGCCGTAGCCGTTGATCGAACACGTCGAATTGACGGCGGGCAGATCGGCGTCCGGCCAGGCATTCGTTACACTGGTCGGCGTGAACACGGCGATATTGCCGTCAGGATCACAGAACCATTTGTCCGGCGTCGCTGCATTGTTGCGGGCAAAGAAGCCCTTCTTGGTGCCGTTCAAATTGCCTACGCTAGTCGAGGCGCCGCCGACCGACGTGAATTTCTCCAATTTGGTCTCGAACGCGACGTAGAGCGTGCCGGACACCTCGATGAGGCCGCGGCATCCCTCTCGCGAAGTCGTACCGAAGTTGATGAGTCCCGGCGATCTGTGCCGCACAGCCATGGCGCGGGCGCCCTCGCCAAGCGGCTCCGCATAGCAATTGTAGAGGCGCCCCGCACCTTCCGAGGCACGCAGACCTGGCGAGTGCGAGACTGGAAAGACAATCTTCGGCATTAGTAGTAGACCGTCTTCATCACTTCGCCGGTCGGCTTGCCGCCGCCCATGCGCCGCAAGGTCTGCTCATCGCGGCGACGCGCCTCTTCATTGATCGGAACGCCGAAATCCGGACCCGCCATGTTGGCGAGGAGTCGCGCCAATGGCTCGAAGATGGCCGGCGCGATCGCGTCAGGATCGGCGATGTAATAGATCTGATCCTCAGACAGTTGCTCGACCAGCGGATCGACCAATCCATCCAGAGAGTCGTAATCCTCGCTCTCAGGAGCCTCACCCGGTTCGATGAGGGCGAGCAACTTCGCGGCCCGGTAGATCAGCTCCTGGCGGTTCTTGTCGGTCATGCGCGGCCCTCAAAGAGAAACGGGCGGCTCGAAAGCCGCCCGCCGGTTCAGCTCTTGGTCTTGCCGGCCTTGGTGTGATCCTCGGTCTGGGTCCGCTCCTCGGCCGTACGGCCCTGGAAAGGATCAGACGTCGGATCGCGCGTCACCTTGCCCGGAGGGCGAGGAGCCTCGGCTGCGGCTGAGCCGGTGCTGGCGGCAGCAAGCTTTTCGCGCTCGGCAGCATCCTTCTCATCCCGCTTCTTCTGCTCTTCGGCGGCCTTTGCCTTGGCGGCCTCTTCCTTCTCGAGAGCCTTCTTGCGCTCCTCGACATCCTTGAACGCATCCTTGTCGGACATGTCCACGAAATGCGAGTGATTGGCGAGCCGGTCGGCTATTGCCTGTTCGTCGTCGGCCAGTTCGGTCGGTTCGTTCTTGCGGAACGTCTTGCCGAAGTGGACGGCCACATCAGGCCCGCTGAAGCGGTCGTTTGGGTCGCCCACATATTTGAAGCGGTACACCATCTCAGTTCTCCGTTATTCGAGGGTGTAGAACACCACCAGTGTCAGGACGCCCGTGCCGCCAGCGTTTGCCGGTGCATTGACGACTCCCTGAATAACGGTTTCGGCCGAGAAAGTTTGCGGCCCCGCCGTCAAAAGCACGCCCTGCAGCGGACGATAGATGCCGGCGACCGGAATCAACTCGGTGATCACATCGCCGGACAGAACGCCGAAGTTGCCGAAGCCGTCCGGGTCTGCTGCTTCCGTGCCGTTCGCGGCCCAGCCGATGTCCATGTCGAATGCTTCGGTGCCGGTGTCGATGTCGGCGCCCATCAGGTAGCCGCCGAGCACCGTCGCATAGGCCGGTACGCGGCAGAACTCGATGATGTCGGCTGCGGTCGGGTTGGCCGCGAGGGTGTACGAGCCCCAAGCGACCTTCATGGCGCCGCCAAAGCCGTGGCCGGCGACGGGGAAGCTGCTACGCGCACGAGCAGCGGTCAGAGTAGCCATGTGTCAGTTCTCCTTACGATGCGGTGGACGAGGCGAAGTAGCCGGTGAGAACACCGTGATCCTTCGTGTCGCCGGTGTCAGAGGACGAGCTGGAGCCGAAGATCATCTTGTCGATGCCGTAGATCGCATCGATCGCGACGCCCTTCTTGTCGCCGTAGTCGAAGGTCTCCTCGCGGGAGCGCCAGCGCTTGGCGTATGCCGCACCGACCGCCTGCGCACCGCACAGGAAGACCGGGACTACGGTGGCCGAGGAGGTGCCGACGCCGGTCAAGGTCATGCCGGGGTCGTCGTACATCTCTTCGATCTGCTTGATGATGACGCCGTTCCAGAGGAGATCGCCGCCCTTGAACAGGCGATTGTTCTCCATCTCGAGGTTGACCTCGCGCTGGGCCTGCTTGATATCCGCGTTGTTCGCCAGGTCGCGGAAAGCGAGCGGGTGGGCATAGGCGGTGTAGTAGCGCCGGCCGTTCGACTCCGCGCGAACCGGACGAATGCGCGGGCGAGCCCGAGCGATCGCCTGGAACTTCATCGCCGTGATGTCATCAGGGGTCAGGATGTCGTTGGTGACGTCGAGTTCGGCGAGGCCGGCGCTGTGGTCCGTACCGGCGTATCCGGACGCGAAGTACACGCGGTCACGGTTGTCGACGAGCCAGGCATCCTTCTGGGACTCACTGGCGTCCTCGTAGTTCACTCCGTTCTTGGAGCCGAGCGCCTTGATGATCAGCGTCTCGGTGTCCTTCATCGACCAGTCCTTGAGGACCGCCTTGGCAGCCTCACGGAGCGCGATCGCCGAATACTGCTCGTCGATCTCGGCGATGCGAACGCCGTTCCGGCGCTTGTCGACATAGAGGCGGAACGAGCGGGTATCCATCCGCTCTTCGTTGCCCTCCAGCACGTCGCGGCCGGTGATGGCATCCTGCGTCAGACGGTTGACCAGAGAGAAGGTGACGCTGTCGCCGGCCTTCTTGCTGAGGTCTTCCTTGACCTGGATGATGTCGTTTTCCGCCGTGCCCATTTCGCCTTCGAAACGGTTCTCGGTCAGGTACTCGGTGAAGAACTTGTCGTCCCACTGCTGTACAGTGAGACCACTGGCAACGATCGTGTCGGCCATTTGGGCTACCTTTCAGGTCCAGCCAGGCAGGGCTCAGCCGCTGCGTTTTCTGGCGAAGATGTCTTGGATGGGCGAAGGTCCGCCCCACGCCGGGCCGCTGCGGGCTCCGACGTTGCGAACGGACGCGAGGTTGGATGGCATCACTTGCGCCGCCTGCTGTTGCTGCTGGCCCTGCTGGCCGCCTTGCATTTCAGCCAGGATCTTCTCGCGCAGCTCGGCTTCGACCTTGGCGCGGAACGCCGCGGGGTCGTCCCCGATCTCTGCTTGAGCCTGTTGGCGCTGATGCCACTGCACAGCCGCCGCATAGCGGTTCGGGCTGCTCACGACCTTCTGGTAATCTGCCGGATCGAGCTTCTGGCTCTGCATGGCCTCGATGAAGGCCCGTTCGGCCTCGGCCACCTTCTCGTCGCCGTACTTGATGCCGGCGATGAGCTGAGCATTGGCGAGGAGCGTCTGGCTGATCTGATCGAATTGCGGTTGGACGGTGTGTTGAGTTGCCGCCGCCGGGTCTTCGAAGAAATCGGGCCTCTGCTTCTCTTCCTGTTTCGGAACCGGAACGCGCTGCAGAAGCTCGGCTACTTGACGCTGAAGCGCCTCGTTCGAACGCCGAAATTCTGAAACTTCCTCCGTGTAGCGCTTGACCTTCTGCTTCTCGGCGTGGAGGGCTTCGTGCGGGACCATGCGCTGGCCCTGCTGCTCCCCACCTTCCACCTCGCCTTCGGGCTGCTGCTGTTGGCCATCGCCTTCAGCCGCGGGCGCTACCTGCTGTTCCTCTACGGGTGGGTTGCTTCCAGACGCAGAGTCGCGTCCGGACAAAATGCTGTCCAGAGATTCCATTGGTCTTCCTGTTTGTGTGAAAGGTCACATACGCCCGAGAGATCGGCGGCATCGCATGTTTAACGAGACTGCTCTCGAACGCCCGTAACCCGGCGGCGGTATCAGTTGGCGGGCTGCGGTTGCCGCGCTCGCATGTCTCGGTCGGCGGCGCGATCCCGCGCATCCTGTGCGGCCTTGACAGGCGCCAGAATGGCTTCCTGCTGCGCCTTGTTGGCCGCCGCCCGGCTCTGCGCTGCCTTCGCGAGCAACGCCTCTATCTCGGCCAGCGCCTTCTCCGGCGCGAACGGCTCCTGCTGCTCAGGCTGCTGCATGTCCGGCATCTCGGGCCGCGCGGCCTCCTGTGCCTTCGCCATGTTCAGCGCGGCCTTGGACTCGGTCTCGGCCACCTCAGCAGCCGCGCCACGGAGCTTCAACTGCTCCACTTGCGGGTTCGGCTGCCGGGCCTTATCCATCTCGTCCAGCATCTTGGACTTGTCCTTGATGCTAGATGCCTGAACCAGCGCGCGGAATGGCAGCTCGTTGTTGGTGTCCATCTTCTTGAGATCGACCAGCATCGCGAATTGCTCTTGCGAGGCAATCACGTCCGGGACCTCATCGATGATGATGTCGCAGTCGAGTTCGGCGATACTCGCGACGATACCGCCGATCTTCTGCGCAATTTCGGGGTTCTGCTGGGCTTGGGCCTGCAGCTGAGCGATCTTCTCGGGGTCCAGGTTCATCCCGACCCACTTGATGTTGCGCTCGTCGTCGGTAACGCGGATCCACTTCTCCTCGGTCCAATATTGGCGGATGCGCGCCCACACGGCCCGGAAGACCCGCCGGTCGAGATGGCGAAGGTTGTCCAGCAAGTCGCCGAGCGAGATCATACCGCCCTGCTGGCTGGCGATGATGGCCCGGCCGGATGCAGAGTTCGAACCGCCCGTCTTGTCTCCCATCTGGGTCGCGTTCGGGCCCTTCAGGTCGATCGCCGCCTTCGCCTCCTGCAGCAGCCCGAGTTGGGCCGCGGCAAGGTCCGTGTTGGAGTCGATCTGCAGCGTTTCGTTGACTGGAAGGCCGAGATCATTGACCTCGAGCCAGCCCTCAGGCCGATGAATCTCGCGGCGCGCCTTCTCGACGTCGTCAACCGCGCCCTTCTTGGCGCGGACCGTCTTGGAGTTCAGCAGATGCAGCGCCTTGGAATGGCGCTTGTTGATGCCGTCCTGAAGCGTGATCATCTCACGCACGAGGCCGTAGCGGTTGTTATCTCGATCAACGTAGGCCGACTGGAAGAACAGCTCGCAGTCGCTCTCGCCCTTGTCAGTCACATAGGGTGACGGGCCCGCCTTCAGGATGCCGCCCTTCGTGAACTCAGCGAAGTACCACTGCTCAGCCCGCTTGATCCAGATCTGGCAGATGCGGACGCGCTTGCGCTTCTTGTCGGCCCACAGAGACCACTTCGGCTTGTCGTCGTAGGTCTGGGACGGAGCAGTCGTCAGCGTGTGATCCAGCGCGTCGATCGCGCCTGGCTCGCTGCCGTACATCGCCACGGCATCGTCATAGTCCATCCAAACGACTACGCCGAGGTAGCCGGCATCCGAATAGTCGGCCTCGGACGAGTGCGGATCCCAGAAGATGCGGTCCCACGCATAGCGCCGGAGAGCGATCTCAATGCCAGGCTGGCCGTTGTAGCCGATCGCCTGCTTGACGGACACGCCGATCCCGCCGGCACCTTCCACCAGCATGTTGCGCCACACGCCGGAGCGCTTGGCGTCGAAGTTCTCGGTCTCGGCCACGTACCGGAGCGCCTGAGTGGCACCGTCCGCGTCGGTCTCATGGATGGGCGTGCGCGGCAGCGCCTTGGGATCGATCCGCTGCTGCTTCTCGAGCCCGACCAGATAATCGATCTTCGTTTTGATCCGGTTGTCGATCTGGGGCGGCTGGCCGCGCTTCTTGAGCGTTGCCAATTCATCGGCGGTCAGCTGCTTGTTATCGACATAGTCGCGGTCCCGCTCCGACTCCTGCCGGGCGGTATAGGTGCTCTCCTCGCTCTCCTCGAACATGCGGACGAGATCGCCCACGTCGAGCAGACTTTCCTTCAGCGGCTCGGTCTTGACCTCGACGACGTTCGGCGCCCCACCCGGCACGACAGCCGTGTCTTTGGTCGCATTGAGCACATCGCCCGCGATGAAGCGGGCCATAGCGTCGTTGCGGCTGGCTGAGACGGTCGATGCCATCAGGCGGTTTTCCAGTTCAGTTCGTCGTCACGCGAGCCGCGTTCCCAGCGGTCGCGAACAGGCTTTTCAACAGGCCGCGACTTAGTGCCGGTCAGCATCCGGTCGAGGAGCTGGCCAACGAGGCCGAGAGCGTCCACCTGATCGTCATGTTTGCCGGCTGGGAACGAGAGTAACTCACTTCTAAGTTCGGGATACCAAGGCGCCGCAGCTGGTACGTAAAGGCCTTCAAGCGCCATGCGACCGCGGATCGATTGAGCTCTAATCGCCTTGTCGCCGCGCGTGGGAAACTGCTCCCGGAAGACATACGCTTTGCGCTCACGCTGCCTCCGATCTAGGAACGGCCCAACACCCGACCTGATCTGGCCCGTTTCCTCAGCCCAGCCTACCGGCTTCCATTCCGTGACGAGATCGCAGAAGGCCTCGATCCATTTGTCCGCAGACGCTTGGCCGCGCCAAAGATCAAGCAGATACATGCGACCTTCAGGATCAAGTCCGACAACCACATGGACGGTGTAGTCTCCGCCGTCAGCCGTCACCGCGTAGTCCGAGCCGCCGTAGATGCGCAGTGTGTTTCGCGCCGGCGCCTTTTCGTATGGCTTCAGCCACTCGGCCTTGAAGTAATCGCCCTCTTCGGGCGCAGGCCGCTGCTGGTAGAGCGCTGACCACGTCCGCGCCGGCGTCGTCCGCCGCAATTCCTCTATCTGTGCGCCGTAACCGTATGCGTCGTCTCCCCAAAGCGGTTCGCCAGGCTGGCGGCCAAGCTGGTCGTCTTCCTCAGCGATCGCGGGCAGCGATATGACGCGCCATTCGTTATGCTGCAGCGCCCGGCCGGCGAGGTCATCCTCATGCCAGCGGGTCTGGATCAGGATCTCCGCTGCGCCAGGCACAAGGCGCGTGCGGAAGTCGTTGATGTACCAATCCCAGATGCGGTCTCTGATCAGTTCGCTGTCAGCGTCCTGACGGGACCGGATAGGATCGTCAATCAGCCCAAGCTTGGCGCGGAAGCCGGCGATGCCCGTTCCGACACCCGCAGCGTAGTATTCAGCTCCGCTTGTGAGCGCCCAGCGCCCGGCTGCCTGGTTGTCCGGCGCCGGTCGGATGCCCAGCGTGAGCGAATGCTCGTTGACGAGGTTGCGGACTCGCCGGCCCCATTTCTCTGCCAGTTCGGTCGTGTGCGAGGCCGCCAGAACGTTGGCAGAAGCGTTCGCCATGAACCAAGGCGGGAACAGCACACTGCCGTAAGTCGACTTCGCCGAGCCCGGCGGCATGAAGACCGCAAGGCGCCTCGTCTCACCTCTGGCGACCCTCTCGAGTTCAGAGATCAGCAGCCTGTGATGGTCGGCCGGCTCATACCCTCCGAGCCTGCACCATTCAGTTAAGCTGCGCCTTATCGACCGGCGCCTCTGCAGCTCCCTCGCCGCTGCCATCTTTGAGAACGGCTGCGAGTTCCGCGTCACTGACTTGGCTTGGGTCAACAACATTCCGGTTCGTGTTCTCTGCCTTGTCGATCCACAGGCCTGCGAGCTTGGCCTTGGCTGTCAGCGCGGCGACTGCGGCTGAATGCTGGTTGGCCTTGAGTGCGGCCCGCTGGATCTCGGCCGCCTCTTCCATGAGGCTCGCGAGCGTAATCTCGGTGCGGACTGTCGCGCGATCCACGATCTCAGCGACCCGGTCTAAAACCCTTTGATTCCCTTTAAGGGTCGCGGCGTTGCCGTCGTTCGGTTTGTAGCCGGCCAAAACATAAGCCTCGCTGGCCGATTTGCCCTTCGCCAGTTCCTGAGCGAACCGCTCGTGCTTGGGGTTCTGAAGCGCCGGCATTACGGAAAGTAATTCCCCCAATACGGCCGGAGCAGCCTCACTAGGAATAGGACGGCGACGAGCGCGGCGATGATCCAGATGATCTTGACCACCATCGGAGGCAGGACGATGCCGATCGCGCCGAGTACCCAGATCACCAAGAAGACGCACAGGGCGATCAGGCATATGGTGATGAGGAAGCGGATCACAGCTTCAAGCATGTTGGCTCCAATCTGTGATGAGTGGACGGACGAAGCGGCGCCGGTTTGCTCACAAACTAACTTCGGGCACGAAGTTGGAATGTCCGGGCCGCTCCGAACTGAATAAGAGGCCCCGGCCTATGCGCTTCTGGGGGAAAGCAGGCCGGGGCTGAGTGGGCCGCGTTTCGGGGGAAACTCAAGCCAGAAAGTGCAAAAACCCGCCGCGGAAGAACCGGGCGGGCGCAAATCACCATCGTCTCTGATTTGCATGCGAATTTACGGAAAATCGTGCAAGCGTCAACCCCATAAATTTCACACCGTCTCCAAAGCTGTGCGCAGCCTACGACCGCCTCGCATCATGCCAATTCCTCCGACATAGACTTTCTGGATGAGCACCGGCCCGTCTGTGCCGTTCGGCCGCTCAAACACCATGGCGTGCGTCGCGCCCTTGTAGGGCTCTTCAACCACTTCCACGTCAAGGTCTACGTTCGCAAAGCGGCGAATGATGGCGCATACAGAGCGATCAATCCGGTTATGGATGGTGCGCTCTGAGCATTTCTCTCGTTGCCCGAGGCGCCAGATCGCAGCACCCATAGACCACCCGATGATACGGCGAATGGCCATGTCGCCCTCTTCCCGGCGAACCCAGGCCAACCACGGCAGAACCACTTCCATCTGCGAGATGTGGAAGGCGGACGGGATGAACTCCCGCACAGTGGCCGAGCTGTAGCCATAGGCCTCGCGGACATCGTGCACGACGTTCTGCGGAAGCGAGGCGTAACCGAGGAACCTCCGGTCGGGATCACGAAGTGCAGCGAGCGTCACGATTGCCAGCCGCACGATCTCCCGCATGGCCTCGAGCAGTTCGGGAGCCACGTCATACGCCGGATTCGGCTTGCCCTTGATTGTCGCCTGAACGCCCGTCCGCCGAATGTTTCGTGTCATGGTTGCCCCGTGCATTGCGCTTCTCATGATAGTCCTTGAGCCATTGCCGCGACCTCTCAAGCCGCTCTTGCGCGTCGGTGCGGGTGGGCTGGCGGATGCCGGTGTCTGGCTGTGCGCCGGTCGGGTTTTGCGTGCGCCGCTCACCCGGCTCGACTTTCCGCGCCTCCCGCACCGAGCCGTCTGAGGGATCGCGGATCATTGGATGCGCCTGCCGTCAGGGCTGATGCCGTGTTTCGCGAGTAGTTCGGGCGGCGCCTGACTGACATCGGCCACCGGCGCGTGGCGGGACCATTGCCCGGTCTTGGCAAAGATCGACACCGCATCCTCGATCGGGATCTTGTCCGGTCCGGCTGCAGCGCTGAAAGCCACAGCCGCATGATCCGACCAGCGCTGCTGATTGAGCCACGTGATCGCCTGGGGGATGAACCGCGTCCCCACATCTCGCGCCTGATCGGTCGCCATTCGCTTGACCGCCGCGATCATCATCGCCGGGTCTACCCCGGTTTTGGCGAGAGCGTTGAATTTCTGCTCGGCTGGTTTGCGAGGGTTTGGACCCTCTCGGCGGGGATACGCCTTCCAGAACTCCTCGAAAGCGTCCGCGCCGGGTCGCGTCGCGTCAGCGACCGACCGAGTGTCTTCCTCCCCTTCCTCCTCCCTCTTCCCTCCTCCCTCCTCCATCTGCGGAGGCATTTCTCCATTTTGGGGAAATTGGTTGGGTTCAGTCTCATCCACTTCCGAAGCGGGGTAGGCTGAAGCCACGTAACTTCTGACTTCAGACGACTTGATGGGCCGAAATTTCGGAGTTTTGGGCTTCTGATACTTGCAGAAATTGCGCACGGCTCCGAACGCCTTGCCGTCCTGCTGGAAGCACTTCACCACATCGGCACGCTCCAGTTCGGCGAGCAGCGCCGGCACGTCTACATTGTCCACCGGCATGATGCGCATCTTGATCGTGATAGGCTTCCAATCGAAGACGCCTTGGTCGTCAGACTCGGTCCACAGCCCGATCAGCAGCACACGCGCGGCCATGCTGAGGCCGGCGAATGCCTCGTCGGTGAAAATGCCGGGATGTACGGAGCGAATGCGGGCCATCAGTCGATCCCGAGCTTCCCGCGGTACAGATCGACCATGGCCTCGCGTGCGCGCCGCTTCTCGGCATCCTCACGCTGCGCCTTCACGATCGCACGGAGCGCCGGCACGTCGAAGCCGTTGCCCTTCGCCTCGGCATAGACATCGGTGATGTCGTCCGAAATCTGTTTCTTCTCGTCCATCAGCGTGTTGATGCGCGACACGATGGATTTAAGCTGGTTGTCGCCCGGCTCGCTCATCCGCGTTCTCCTGGTTCGGCTTGACTGGTACGCGGTGAAGACTGTTACGCAGCATGAGCGGGACGCCGTCCGAAAGGATGTTCCGCATGTGGTCGGGCCCCAGTTCGATCTGGATCACATCGTCCGACCCGAAGAGCTGGAAGTTCATGACGTAGCGGCCGGCGTCCGGGGACGTGAGCCAGGCGAGCTTTGCGATGCTCATGCACGCAGCTCCCGCCTGATCTGGGAGACCCGCTCAAGCACATGCACGCGATGACGAAGGCGATCACGGGACTTCGGAGATGCCTTTCGGAGCGCGTCCTTGCGGCGCTTCAAGAGGTCACGGAGTTTCATGCGGCGCTCCTATTCTGTGAGAGTTCAAACTGCGCCCTTTCTGTCAGCCACTCGATGACGACGTGCTTAGCCGTCATCTTCCGTTGCGCCGCGATTCCCTCGATCAGGTTCCGGACATCCGGAGAGATCGGGCTAAGATTTGTCGGAAGCCGGCCGCCCTTGCGACGATTTAGCCAGAAGCATACGGTTGAATGGTCGCGATCAAGAATCTTTCCGATGCGGCTGTAGGAAAAGCCGATCTCGGCCAAGCGCTGCGCGATCTCGACTCGAGCGTCGACGAATGCGGCCCTCCTGGACCGGCTCATCAATTCATCCCGCGTAACGCCGCGACGATGGATAACATCAAGAATAATCTCGTGGCGCTTCTTGTCCTTGGTCGACGTAATCATTCTGCTGCCTCCATAAATGGAAGCTTGAAGTTGGCCCTGAGTGTGCGGCGTCGCTTCTCCTTTCCGGCCTCGGACAAGTTGCGCGTCTCGGACCTCGATAGGACAGCGTGAGGCGCGCAATAGCTATAACCGTCTGCGGCCGGGTGACCACAGAACGTGAAATTGCTATCTCCGTATGGATATCTGCACTCTCCTGGCCCAAGATCCAGCAGAGATACATTGCGAGGTACAACATCAACGCAGCGCAACGCCTGCAGCTCGGATGCAGCCGGTTCCATCACGCGAAATTGGCCGCTGTTTCCATTTGCCTTCACTATGCGGATTGTCTTGCGGTTCTCCGTCTTCGCGCGCTTCTGACGTTGCGTCACGCCGCCAGCATGGACTGTAGACCCGCGGCTAGACAGACCAAGCCTGTGCAATTTCCCTATCACTGCATTTCGGGTAACTCCACTGCCCAGCTCGGCCGCCATCATTGCGCAAGATAGTTGTTGCGCGTGCAACTCACGCAGCTTGTGCACGCGCTCATCGGTCCACGTCATTCCCCCGCTCCATGAATTTGCGCAACCTATTTTGCGCCTCGATCCGCTCTCTTCGCTGCCTCCACCAGGAGGCCAGCGCTTTCCAAAGCCGCATCAATCTCTTCCTTGAGCTTGCGTTCTCGGTCTCCTGCCTGTTCGACGCGCTCACACACCCGGCGGTAAACCTGGATGAGGTTGATCCCCACGCTGAAACGAGGCTCTGCGGCCTCTTGCGATGAAATGTACTTGCGCACCCACTCGGCCGACGCGCCGACCATCTGGCCGACCGTGTGATACGCCACCATGCGCGAACCCGTGCGCCGCTCCTCGCGCTCGACAAGCGCCGCGGCTGCGTTCCTGGTGATACTTGCTGCCCCGTTCATTGGTACGCGCTTCCCACTGTTTGGTCTCATTTCCCCAATGCTCCATGCTTGAATGCTCAAGTCATGAAGCAACTCACACACGACAACGACGACGACACTTGGTGCACGCTTGGCCTGCCAGCGGCGCGCGTCCTGATGCGTCTAGAAGAACAGCGCTCGGACACCGAGCGCGACACCAAGCCAAAAATCGATGCAGAAAAGGACTCCGAGAAGGAGAGGTTCGTTCAAACCAGACTTCGGGAGATCGCTCGGTTTGAGAACAGGTATCTGCGCAATCGATCCTGAAGGCATGCGAACGATTTCGGTGCGTTGAGCGTATTTCGTCTTCGCATCACCGCCCGGCGCGTCAGTGCTTATCCCCGTGAGGCTGGCGCGCCGGGTCATTCCATCGTCCCCTTGATCGGAATCATGGGCGTTGCGATGCCGAGGTCATGAAGGCCGTCGAAGAACGCGTTCTCTCGGTGCTTCTCTGCGGAAAGAACGCCTTGCGGCGTCATGGCGAGGCGCTTGCGAAATGCGTGGTAAATTGCCTTCGCTTGCGGTGTGTCCGTCTGCTGTACGATCCGAATGCACGCGTCGGCATTGAGACATGTTTCCCCGACCTCTTCGAAATACTTTGCTTTCGGCCGAAGGTCGCAGGCCGGTGCTATGTTCGGAATCTTACTCATGCCGCGCCCGCCTGCTCTGCTTCCTGAGCCGCAGTAGGCGCTTTCAGGAAATCGGCCTCCGACAGAGGGATGCCGTGCTCCCGTGCGTAGGCGAGCAATCTGATCGCGGCTGCATGTGGAATTACACCACCCGTTCCCTCGCGAGCACCGGTTGGATAGGTCCACCGGTAGACGCGCGACACGTGGGTTTTTGTAATCTTGGCCGCCTTCTCGTAGCCGATCAGGTCCAAGATCGATTTTGCCGGGTTCATCCTCATGGCCGGCATTTTTGCGATAATCGCGAGTATCCGTCAAGCTATATTTGCGATCATCGCGATAGACCCATTTGCGAAACTCGCAAATACTAGCCTTATGAGAGACTTACAGGACGAACAGCGCATTTGGCTGGCCGAGCAATTGGCTAAAAAGGGGCGCGGCGCGCGTGGTGCGCTAGCGGCTCACCTTGGCATTCGGAACGATGCAGTGACCCGGATGACCAACCTAGACGGCAAGAAGGAAGCCCGAGAGATATCTTTTGCCGAGCTTGTCGGGATGGCCGAGTTCTTCAAGGATGAACCTCCGGGCCTGACTGCGGCGCGTGAACGCGCGCGGCGGGCGGCTGCGCAAGATGAACCCAAGGTCACTCAGGTTCCCCTTGTCGATACGGTACCGGCTGGCCGGCTAGCCGCACCCATGTCTCAAATCCCCGTAGATCAAGTTCCGCTTTTGGCCTTTGCGGACTTGGGCAGAGGCGAGTTTATCGCCCTCACTGTGCGTGGCGATTCCATGGATCGCATCTCTCCGGACGGATCCACAATCATCATCAATAAGGCGGATCGCACGCTAGTGTCAGGCAAGCCTTACGTATTCTGCGTGCGCGGCGAAGTGACCTTCAAACTCTGGCGTCCGGAGCCTGCCAGGCTACAGCCATTCTCCACCAACCCGATCCACGAGCCCGTATACGTCAAGTCGAAAGCCGACGGCGAGAAATATGTGATCGGCCGCGTCAAGCGCACCGTGCTTGATTTGTGAGGCATGGAAGATGGAATACCATTTAGATCACTCTATATGGCTTAAAACGGACACCGAGCATAAGTCGCTGTATACTTGGGCTATTTGCGAGGATGATGGGGAGAGAGTTCAGCGCGACCAGATACCATGGCCGTGGACGTTGCATTTCTCGGCAACAAAATGCGACCTAACTGACCAAATTGAGCTCGAAAAGGAGCCTTCCGCGACCTACGTCCCGCCAAGGCAGGTGATCGGAATCTCGTTAAGGCCGACGGCTTGGCGCGGAGGAAGATATACCCGCGGCGTCTCGTACTCCATGTTCGGCACAAACCGCCGGATCGACAACTTTTCTCTTCAAGTTACGCCTCTGACGAGCCCTGACGAGCAGGAAAACTGCAGAGCCTGGGGGTGCGTTTCTTATACAGCCGAGATCGACTTTAGAAACGAAACAACTGAAGACTGCGTTTGCTTCTATCTGCAAGTGAACGCGAATACTTTTCAGCGTTTTGTGCAAATCATAGATCGAGGCAATTTTAGCAGCGCGGTCTTCAGTGTTGGCGGCGTAGATGGGTTTTACTCTGACTGGAGCCCCTCAATATCAACCCACGCGGTCAAGGTCTTGGCTTCAGGAAACGAACAGCGCTTGGACTTGCCTCCGAACATAAAAGGCGAGATCCCTAGATTGGGGCATGTATCGAGCGCGAAGCTGCTATTTCATCGCCAAGTAACGATGCCGCCTCCCCTCGAAGACTAGGCCGGCCAACTTTTTTTGCGATTGTCGCAATTTTCCACTTGCTAAATTTGCGATAATCGCGAATAGTCTCCCCATCAACACGACGGGGAACGAAATGCAGCAGGTCCGACGCCACTACTTCCCAGCCAACGATTGCACGGTCATCACCGGCCTGTGCCCGAACGGTGAGTTCGGCGCCTATCGCGAAAGCGAGGACGAAGGCCGTGTTCGTGGCTATGGACACACCCGCCTCGCTGCGATTGCCGACATGGTCGAGCAGCTTGAGACGGAGGATGCAGCATGACCATCCGCTGGCGCGCAACCGTCCACTATCGCACCGCTCACGGCATCGTCGATGTAGCGCATGAGGTTGCCGAGATCATCGACGTGCACGATTTGGTCGAGCGTGGCCCGCATTGGGACACCGTCGCCAAGATCGAGATCATCCGCATCAACCACGTGACTGGCGTCGATCTGACCGTAGAGCAAGCGGAGAAGCTGTGATGATCCGCGCCCTCGCCGAACTCACCTCTCTCGGCCTCTTCCTCTCGATGATTGCTGTGTGGGCGCTCGCATGATGACCCCAGACACCCGCGCGGTCGTCCGAGCGATCCAAGAGCAATTCCACCAGATCATGAACGCCGACCCGCAGGAGAAGCGCCGGCTGATCGATCTGATCTTCGACTACGAAACCGTACAGCAGAGCGTCGCCGAGGCGATGGCCGAACCGGAGTTTGCAGCATGACCGCAGCCCTTCCCGCCGACACTGTGAAGCCCGCCGCCCCCGATCAATACGACTTCTGGCGCCGCCGCATGGCCGGCGAGGTCGTGCCGATCCATGATGGCGAGCCGCAGGCCGGGTTCTACAAGACCAAGACGAAGGATGGCACGTGGCATCCGGTCGCTTATTGGTTCGGCCGTGATGGCGCGCTGCGCTGCCGTGTTGGCACGCAGGACATCAACGAGCAGACCGCGGCCGAGCGCTGGCCCTACATCTCCAAGACCCCGATCTCGCACGAGGCCTACAAGGCCGTGCTTGCCGGCGAGCCGTGGCCGGATCAGCACGAGGCCGTGATCCGCGACCGCGCCAACTCGACCGGCGCCGAGGACGAGAACTCTTTCGATGGGCTGAAGGACCGGATCGAGGATCTGGCGCGCGACGCTCAGAAGCTGATCGACGCCGGTCCCGCGGCCGACCAGTCCGCCGCCGACCGTGCGTCCGATCTGGCGAACCGTCTCGCCGAACTCCAGAAGGCCGCCGACGCCGCGCGCGCGGCCGAGAAGAAGCCGCTGGACGAGCAAGTCGCCGCCGTGCAAGCGAAGTGGAAGCCGCTGCTCGGCGCCGCCGACATCTACAAGCGGATCAAGGCCGCCGTGATCACGCCGTTCCTGGTGGCCGAGACCGCCAAGCAGCGCGCGGCGCAGGAAGCCGCGCAGAAGGCCGCAGAGGAAGCGGCCAAGGCAGGGCAGCCGATTGTTGAGGCACAGACGCGGGCGGCTCCCAAGGCTGGCAGCGGCAGCCGGCGCTCGGTCGCACTGCGCACGGTCAAGGTCGTGACCATCACCGACCGGCCCGCGCTGCTCGCCTTCTTTGCCGACAACCCACTCATCACCGAGGCACTCCAGAAGATGGCCGAGAAGGCCGTCGCTGCTGGCGTCAACGTGCCCGGCGTCACCGTCACCGAGGAACAGAGGGCAGCATGAACCAGATCGCTACGCTTGAGCAGGCCCCGCGCCTGCCCGTTCTCAGCTCCGGCGGCGCCGTCCGTGCAATCGTCCCGCAGGACTTCGAAGGCGCGTGGCGGATCGCCAGCGCCGTCTGCAAGGCGAAGATGGCCCCGCGCGGCCTGGAGGAACCGGAAAAGGCCATGGTCGCGATCCTGCACGGGCTCGAGGTCGGCCTGACGCCAATGAATGCCTTGCAGTCGATTGCGGTCATCAACAGTCGCGCCACACTCTGGGGCGATGGCGCGCTCGGCCTCGTGCAAGCATCGGGCAAGATGGCCTCGCACAAGGAATGGTTCGAGGGCGAGGGCGACAAGCGAAAGGCCATCTGCGTTGTCGTGCGCAAGGGTGACCCTGAGCCGAAGACCGGCGAGTTCTCCGTGGCCGACGCCAAGACGGCGGGCCTTTGGAAGAAGGCCGGCCCCTGGACGCAGTATTCCGACCGAATGTTGAAGATGAGGGCGCGGGCATTTGCCCTGCGCGACGGCTTCTCTGACGTGCTGCGCGGCCTTGGCATCGCCGAGGAAGTGCAGGACACACCCATCCGCGAAGTCGTCCGGGAGGAGCCGCCAGCCCCTCCTCCCGCCCCGCAGCTTGCGCAGGCAGCAGCCGAGGAGCCGCCCGCACCTGATGCCACACCGGCCGAGGAGGCAGAGGACGCCGACGGTATCGTCGAGTTCATCTCGGGCAAACTGCGCGCCGCGCAGTCCGTCGAGGAGTTGAACGAGATTTGGGACAAGCATGTCACGCCGATCGAGCGCGATCTATTCCCGCATGATCAGGAAGACCTGATGTCGATCTTCCGCAAGCGAGAGGCAGAACTCGCATGAGCCGGGCTCAGCTCACCCTTTGCGATCGGTCTGTCCGCGAGCGCGCTATGCGCTGGATCGAACAGGCGCCGGCCGGGACGCGAGTCATCTTCAAGGATTCCAAGCGGACCACTGCGCAGAACGATCGCATGTGGGCGATGCTGACTGACGTGGCTACGCAGAAGGAGCACGCCGGCCGGAAGTATACCCCCGACCAATGGAAGGTGCTCTTCATGCACGCTTGCGGTCGTGAGGTGCAGTTCATCCCGTCGCTCGACAATTCGACCTTTATTCCTTGGGGGCAATCATCGTCCGATCTGTCGAAGAAAGAAATGACGGATCTGATCGACTTCATTCACGCATGGGGCGCCGAGAACGGCGTCATCTTCCACGACACCAATTCGAACGTGCCGAGCTTTCCCCCCTGCCCCCCGCTCGGCACCAGTGGGGACGACGCAGTGGTGATGCCTGCGTCGTCCCCGCGCAGGGAGTGCGCAGCATGAGCCGCAGCGTCCCAGAGTGGATCGGCAAGACTGACGACACGACCGTACCGGATCGCGTTAAGCTTCGCGTGTTCGAGAAGTTCGAGGGCATCTGCCCGAAGTGCACGCGCGAGCTTCAGCCTGGCGCTTGGGATTGCGACCACGCCATTCCGCTGATCGTCGGCGGCGAGAACCGCGAGAGCAATTTGCAGCCGCTGTGCTCCGATCCATGCCACTCGCGCAAGACCGCGCTCGACATGAAGCTAAAGGCCAAAGTCGCGAGCGTGCGCAAGAGACACGTCGGCATCACGACATCGCGCGCGAAGATTCAGAGCAGAGGCTTTGCCAAGGCGCCCCCGCAGCGGAAGGCATCCGCGCCGATCGAGAAGTGGAGAGGCTTCTGATGACCCCCGCCCTTGTCCCATATCTCTGGCTTGGCGGCGTGTTCGTCTTCTGCGTTGGGGCGCTCGAGATCCTGCGAGCTGCTGCCAGAGTTGTTCGGAGGATGTTTCGATGATCGTTCGCATTGCGCTTTTCGCCGTAGCCATCGCCGCCGCAGCGGACGGTTTGTACTTCGTCTCTGGCGCGCTTGTGCTGTGCGCGTTCTGGGCTGCGGTGCTTGGACGTTAGCACATCAGGAGAATGAGTCAGTCCAACAACTTAGAAAGGGAATTCAATGGCTGCTTACTGGGACTACAATCCAACATCAACGACCTCGGGCAACTACTACAACCCGCGCACCATTTGGCGCAGCTACACAGATGGCGGGACGACTTCTACGACAGGATACGACTGGTCCAACCAGACCGGGACTGCGTCCACCTGGGGGAGCCCCAATACGCTGTATTACTATTACACAGCCACCGTCCGCGTCGAAAAGGTTCTGGTACGCGTCCCCGAGCATTGGGGAGAGCCTGAGATCGCCGGCTTCACTCGCCTGATCAACGACGAGACCAAGACGGGCTGGACCGTCGAGATGGTCATCAGCGGCGATATCAAGATCACTGACCCGACCGTGCAAATACGCGACATGGCGGCGTTTGCGCTGCTGCTCAAACGATATGCGAACCAATCCGACCGCGAGACGATCGACCGTTTCTTCGCAACGGTGCCGATTGAAAAGCCGGCCGAATAGCCTAACGCCGCACATGGACGCTGACGGAGGGGGTAATGTCGCAACGCGATAGCGGGTACGAGCGGAAAGAGCGGGATCTGTACGAGACGCCGGCATGGGCGACCGAGGCCCTGCGACCTCACCTCCCGCGCATGCCGAAATTTATCTGGGAGCCGGCGGCCGGCACCGGAAAAATGTCTCGCGTGCTTGAAACGTGGGGGTGCAGAGTGGTCTCGTCCGATATCGAGCCGAACCAGCTTTGCTACCCTGCCGACTTCCTAAAGTGCCCAATTCACGACGGGGTCGATGCGGTCATAACCAACCCGCCGTATGAGCTGGCGACGGAGTTCGTACAGCGTGCCCTTGGCAGCGTCGGACGCGGAATCGTTGCGATGCTTCTCCGCACGGATTTTGACCACGCCAAAACGCGCCAATACCTGTTCGGCGGACATCGAGCCTTTGCGAAAAAGGTCGTGCTGACGAAGCGCATCAAGTGGTTTGAGGACTCCAAGGGCCAGCCCAGTTTCAATCACGCCTGGTTCATTTGGGATTGGCAGCACGAAGGGCCGCCGACGCTGGCTTATGGCCCGGCGCAGGAACTCGCACAGGGGGAAGGTTAGAACATGCGCCGGCGTGAATTGATCCGAGTATTGAAGGACGACCTAAGACAGCTGCGCCGATCCTCGGTTGGCATTTTCACGACACAAGACATTCAGCAGCGCAGATCGGAGCGCCGAATGGTCCTCCTGCACGCGCTCGAAAACCGCCTTCCAGAGATTATCGAGAAATTGGAGACGCGCCGTGAGTGATCATCCAGCAGCATATGCCCAATGTGTGGATGCCAATGCCGCGAAGGCTCTGGCAGGTCGCCTGCATTACGCGGCGACGACCATGCAGAACGACGATCTGAGCGAGCCTCAGACAGAGAAGCGGCAGCGTCATATTGCGCGCTATGAGGCTTTGATCGACGCCGTCGAGTTCCTTGAAAAATTGGCCACTCGCACTCCGGCAGGATGCTGCACGCTAGAGGACCTTCAAAACCATATCTTGATGAACGTTGGGGTGACTGCTGAAGTCGCTACAACCGTTGCAGCCTTCATAATTTCTAGATTCGACGTGAGGCCGAAATGAGTGAGCGGGACACTGATCGCTATCCCTATTCTCCCGACGAGGCACGCGTCGCGCGTTGGTTCTTCGATAAGGGAATCGGCGGTGGAGACGACCCGATCGGGTCGCTCATTGCATCGCACGAAGTCCTGGCAGCCGAGCGCAAGCAGCTCCGCGCACAGGTCGAGGATGCGCGGAAGCAAGCCTTTAGCGAGGCCATGGATGAACTCGACAAGCTGCGGACGCTGGCGGCAACAGACTTCAAGTCGCCAAACTGCCAGGGTCAGCGCGGCATGGACAGAACGGATGCGTTCTACGACGCGTATCACGCAATCCGCAGGCTGTCGGATACATCGACTGTGGGAGAGGCAAAATGAGGCGGGATCTCGTGGATTTACTTCGAACGCATGTGGCTGACGAAGGATTGATGGAAGACGCCGCTGATCTGATCGAAAAGCTAAAGGAGCTTGTTCGCGCGTCCTTCAACGACGGCTTCTTCAACGGGCAAAAGGAATGCACGACCTCTAAAGGAGGTCGCTCCTGGCACGACAGTCAGTCGCGCGAGAGGCTTGAGGCGTTGTTCTCTCCGCATGAACGAAGGGGTGAGCCATGAGAGCGCTTGAAATCGAGCCAGGTAGCTCGCGCGATCGTTGCAGCAGGTGCGGCGGCTGGATCAGCATGGGGCACGCTGAAGGCTCCATGTGCCGCCCCCAGCGCTACTATTGCATGACCTGTTGGGGTGACGGATGGGTAAGCGCATCGCTCAACCCTCCCGGTGAGAAGTGTCCAGACTGTAACGGGACGGGTATCGAGCCCAGCCGTTCTCAGCTCCCACATGTGAGACAGGCCGATGGCTAAGAACCGCTCCAAACACGACGATGAGCCGGAACCGCTGTGCGTGAACTGCGACTCCTGGACCGGAAATCCGCTGAGGCTTTGTTTGCATATCGGCCAGAAAACGGAGCCGACCGATGGCTGCAAGAAGTTCTTCCCAGATTCGCTCCGTTGGCCGGATGCTGACCATGGATGAGATCGATCGCGACATCGAAACTGTGCGCAACTGGATTCGTAAGCCAGATTGGGCCGAGGAGTTCAGCCTCGCTGATACAGTGGCGTGGCTCAATGAGCGGCCGATCGCTGCGTTTGAACGGATTGCGGCTTCTCATCTTTCCCAAGATCGCAGAGGTAATCCATGAGAGCACCGCTCGACGTGCGGGTTCACGACTCCAGCATAAGCATCTGGCAGGACGATGCGCGAGACAGCTCGTTCCGGTCGGATGTCTACGCGCCCCTGATCAGGGCTTTGCGGGGTCGGGGCTGGTCGATAGGGAGCGATCCTCAGGTTCGCCGCTTCTATCGAAGCCTCAACCCTGATCGGCGTATCGGTTCGCGAGGAACGCTCCGCTGCGGGATCGAGATTTCCGGCCGCGTGGTCAAGGTCGAGTTCTGGTCGACCGCGGCTCGCCAGGACAACCGCGCCGGCCGTCGCTACGACTTCGACAAGCTGGATCGGATGCCATATCTGGATCGGCTTCGCGTCGCACTGGAGTTCAAGCGCATCACCCGCTGGCTGGAGGTGCTGGCTCCCGTCAAGATGTCGCTATCCTCCGAGCGACACCTGACGCCGCTGCAGCGCATTGAGAAGGGCTACGCCGAGGGCTGGCACACGGACAAGACGCTGGGGCGCCCACGCTACACAAATGGCAACAGCAGCAGAATGTCTGGAGACGGCGCCCTGTTAGAGCACGGGCAGACCGTATGGCTTCCCGATCGCAAGGGCCGTATCATTCGCGGCACGGCCTACTACAATCTCAACAGCATGTGGTGGGTGATCGCTGGGGGCCGACTCTTCAACGAAAGCTGCGGTTCCATCTACGTGAGTCCGCCGGCCGACCTGCGGACCAAGCAGAACGAGCGCTCGCGGCGCAGCCGCCTGGAAGGCGAGCTTTCGGCCGCCGTCCAGCGCATGCACTTCCAGCGCGCAGAAGTGCTTAAGCGCATCCTGTTCGGCGCAGATGAGACATTCTTGATCTGGGCGCGGGACAAGGGCGCCTATTACCGCTCGCAGTATGCTGGCTACACGGCGGATCGCATCAGCGCCGGGAAGTACACCCGCGCGGAAGCTGAGGCCGAATGTCGGCGCGTGCCGCATGAGCTGGAGATGGTTTGCCCTGACGGCAAGTACGTTTCCTTTCGGAGCGCAGCATGATCAGGCGCGAGCCCCTTCACGATGTACGGCGTTCATCCGAAAACACCGTACAAAAACCGTGAGTGGCGTTTTTAACGATTTGCCGAAATCAACGAAAGATGGTAGATTAGAGTAATGAGCCGCAACCCGACATTCACGCAAGCTGAAGTGCGCCGAGCGGTGAAGGCCGCGGAGAGCGCCGGGCTGCGCGTTCGTCGGGTCACTGTCAACCGAGACGGATCGATTACGGTGGACAGCGGGGATGACCACTTTGTTCCCGTTGAACGGCCCAAAACCTCCCTAGCAGGGTCATGGGACGACCTGTGATGGGGGAAGCCGTGACAAAGATCAGATTGAAGTACGTCAATGAGTACATTGACCGAACCGGCAAGCTGCGCCGGTACTTCAGGAAAGGCGGCAAGCAGTTAGGACCTCTCAATGGAGAGCCTGGCTCTGCGGAGTTCATGGCCGCATATGCCGCATATCTCGCAGAGAAGCCGGTCTCTGTCGTTCGCGATATGAACAAGGATTCGCTGGCAAAGCTGATCGTGGATTTCTACGGCAGCCGACTGTTCACGGATCTCAAGCCATCGAGCCGCCAACTCTATAAATGGGCTCTTGAGCCGATCTCGAAAGCCCATGGGCATCGCTGCGCTGTCACCATGACCGCCGATCACGCCGAGACGATTATCAACCGGATCGGCGCCGAGAAGCCCGGTATGGCAAACCTGACGCTCGCCGTGCTTCGCCGGGTGTTCCAGTTGGCAATCAAGCTGAAGCGGCGAACGGATAACCCCATGAATGCCGTCGAGCCTTTCGAGGTTGGCGAGCACCACACATGGACCGATGCCGAGCTGAAGCAGTTCGAGGACAAATGGCGGCTAGGGACGCGAGAGCGCCTCGCCTATGCGCTGCTGCTCTATACGGGCCAGCGCGTCGGGGACGTGACGAGAATGAAGCGGGCGGACGTTTCTGAGGGCCAGATCCACGTTGAGCAAGAGAAGACGGGAGTCGAGCTATGGGTTCCTATTCACCCGGAACTGCAACGTGCGATGACGGCCTATCCGGCCAAGGGTTTGACCCTCATTGGGGATGCTCATGGCCGGCCCATCAAGCGAGCAGCACTGACGAGGCTTATGCGATTGGCAATCAAGTCGGCTGGCCTCTCCTCCCGCTGCGTTTCCCACGGCCTTCGGAAGGCTGCCGCCCGACGTTTGGCTGAGGCTGGGTGCTCCGCAAGCCAGATCGCGGCCATCACCGGGCATAAGACGCTGAAGGAGGTCGAGCGGTACACCAAGGCCGCCGATCAGAAGAAATTGGCCCGCGCGGCGATGGGCAAGGTGCCTAACGCCGGACGGGAAAGTGCCTAACAAGCCAGTTTTATCGGGGAAAACTGGATCTAGAACTTAAAGCCGCGTAAAGGTTAAGTCCGGACAGCGCGGCATCCGCCGCTGCGAACACCGCAATTGCCGTCCAGCGACAGGAATCTCAACACTTCGCTAACCATGCAGATAGCGTCGGCCCACGGTTCGGCTGCGGCCCTGCGCCACATCCGGAACCGGGGATGAATTGCTATTCTGAAGGCCGGTCGCATGCTGGATCGCCGGAGCCGTCGCGATGTTGACGCTGTTCAGTGTTCTTACTGCGCTGCCGGCGGTGCTGGCACTTCACCTGCTCGAACCGGAGCTCGTCCTGCCGGTCTTCAGCCTCGTGCTCTTTGCAGAGGCGGCTTTCGCCGTGATCTTGGCGCGCCTGATTCCCATCCCGGACAATGCGGACAGCATCACCCTGTTGGACCTCGCCGGCGGGTTCACCCTGATCGGATGCGCCGCAGCGGTGTTCGGCGAGCCGGACCAGGCGGTCCTGTTTCTGACGGAACAAGGCGACCCGCGGCCGGCGTCGCGGCCGTAGGTCGTCCCCGCCTGGAGCCTGATCTGAAAGAGTGTGCAGCGGTTTCCGTTCCGACACACCCGATCGATCCTGATCTCATCACGCTTCAATGGATCTCCGCCGAGCGCTTCAGCGCGGCCTTCAGCTTCTCCAGAGAGAAGTCGGGGCTGCGGGCAATCTCCAGGATCGGCGTTTCACGGCGGCCGCAGAGCTCGGCAGCCTCGGGCAGCTTCGCCGCGACCTCGAGCGGGATC